CAGGTCCATCTGCTATTCCCCGGCCTCGCTGAAGGAGAAGTGGACAAGGCCGGCAAAGCCCTCGCCAAGATGCTCTGGGCCGAGGACTACCGCCGCGTCCTGCTCGCCCCCAACTCCAAGCCCCCGCGCATCTCGTGAGCCCTCCCCCTCCGCCCATCGACCCAGAGTCCCTGCCGAAAGAGCTGAAGGACGGCGTCGTCGCGTCAGTCCTTGGCGGCCTAGCCATGACGGCCCGCCTGCTGCTGTCGACCGAACCTGTGTCCCTGGGCTGGGTCGTGCGCCGTGTCCTCGCCGCCGCGATCACCGCGGCCTTGGTCGGGTACGGCATCCAAGACCACATCCAAAGCCCGGGCCTGCGGATGGCCGTCGTCGGTGCGGCTGGCTACGCGGCCCCCGAATGCCTGGACTACCTGATGCGTTACATCAAGGCCCGCGGAGAGAAGGAAGTCGGCGCAGTCACCGCCAAACTCAAACCCCATGGGAAAGGCAAAGCCAGCAAAGCAAAGCGGAAGCGATAACCTTCTGCTGGCCGTCGCCCTGATCACGGCCTTCGCGGGAGTGTCCGCCTTTGCGTCCGCCTACATCGCCGGGTACGTCCTCGACCAACTGCAGTCGACCGACGCCCTGGTCATGATCGTCACGGACGCGGGCCTGAAGTCCGACTCCGCCGACCTTGAGCGCAACATGAGCACGGCGACCCTCGCCCTAAAGTCCGTCCGCGACCTTGGCTGGGCCTTGGCCGTGGGGTGTCTAGGGGTAGGGGTGGCGGTCTTCTTACGCTCCCGCCGTCAAAAGGCTTCCTAGGGCAAGCCAGAGGGGTCTATTGCCCCTTGACGGAGGCGACCCTAGGGGCATAGTGGAACGCATAACGGCTCCTGCCTCTGCCGAAAGGTACGCGGGAGTCATCCTTTAGTCGGATAGGGGTACGCTCATCATGGCGGGCCTCCGTGACCCGAGGGCTTAAAATCCCTGACCTCTTCAATGGGGTCACAGGGTATTTGCGGAAAGGTGCTTGACGAATGCGGAACAGTCCGCCAAGGATGTTGACGCACCACCAATGAAAGCCCTCATCACCCTGTCCTTCCTCATCATCTTCGGCTGGCTGGCCGTCGTCACCTTCTGCGGTCCTGAACTGGCCCGCGCCATCAACGGCCCCGAGCCGGTCAAGGCCAAGGCCGTCCGCAGCCACCGCTAATTTCCACCCACACACATGAGCACCCCCACCAAACCCAAGGCCGAACTCGTTTCCGACAAGGCCATGACCGAACTCCTCAAACGCAAGGCGATCGATTTCCGCAAGGCCGCCAGCCTCAAGGACAGAGACGGCTCCGTCAAGGGCCTCGGCTCATACGCCCTGTATGGCATCGACCACGCCCGCGGTCAACTCGTCGTCCTAGCGAGCGAGCCCACCGCAGGCGATTTCAACAAGTACGTCACCGCGAAAGCCAAGGCCGACGTCTGCTCCCGATATGACCAGGTCGTCGAGTACCGGGACGCTGGTTCGCACTCTAACCCCAAGGTCACCATCCTCTGCTGGCACCTCGCCTAATCTCCCACCATGCCCAACGCAAACCACCCCTACACCGAGACGCTGACCTTCGCCGGTCGCGTCATCCCCCTCAAGCGCCCGATGGCCGAATACGCCGCCCGACGCCTACAGGCCATCCTCCCGCAGATCGCCGCGCTCAACGCCGCTGGCAAGTCTCAGGCCGATGCCGCCGCCGCCCTGGACACGACCGTCTGCACCCTCCGCCAGTGGCTTGACATCACCGGGACGCAGTGGGTCAACCTCAACCGCCGCGGCCCGTACCGCCGCCAGAAGTGACCGCCATGACCGACAAAGAAATCGCCGCAATCAAGCACCGCGTCTGGCGCGAGGCTAACCCTGGCAGGCATCTTGCTTCTGTCGTCAAGTGGCAGAAGGCAAACCCGGAGAAGGTCAAGGCTTACCGCCGAGCCTACTACCTCAAGTGCCGTGCGCTCATCGCTAAAGCAAAAGCCATTCAGTCCACCCATGCCTGACCCTTCCCATCGCCCCTACCAACCCATGACCATCATCCGACCCGACTCCCTCCCCCGCCTCTGGTGGCTCTTCCCCTGGAACATGGCCCGTCAGCTGCACCGCAACGCATCGGCCCTCAAGGCCCTGTGCGATAGGCAGGACGATCTGCTGCGCGGCAAGTATACTACCCGCCCGCGCTGGGAACTGTTGCCTCACCTTGTTGCTGAAGGACAGATGGCGTACTACTTCAATGACACGGACTCGCACTATTACCGGGCAAAGTCCGATGTGCCTTATCGTGGCAAGTGCCTGCTCTATGACGGACCGAGCAAGTCTTACGTCTACGAGACCGACCCGGCCAAGGCGATTGCCCGCGTCACCGAACTTAACGCCAAATGAGTTCCTTCCGCCACCTCGACGGCATCGTCGCCCTGCTGTCCGAAATCTACGAAATCAACGAGCGCATCATGACCGGGGACATCTGCTCAAACAAGACCGCCATCGCCTCCGGCCGCATGAAGAAACTCCTGCACCACTATCACGAAGCCCTGCACGAGGACGGCGCCGTGAAGGTATCGCTCCAGGCTTACGCCGCCGCCGGTGGCTGGGTCGGCATCCAGTACTCCTACGAGCTCGACGGCTTCGAGGTCGCCGGATCACAAGTCCCGAGACGCGTATGACCCTCAACCAGCGCTTCTCAGTCGTCGCCCTGCTGCTCCTCGGGCTCAACGCTCAAGCCAAGACCGACGCCGCCTTCCTCGAGGCCGTCGCCGCGGTCGAGTCCGGCCACAACCGCAAGGCTATCGGCAAGGCCGGAGAGCGTGGCATGTATCAGGTGGGCAAGCAGGCATGGGACGACGCCTCCGCCCGCCTCAAGGCCGAGGGCCACTACGCCTTCCCCTGGTCTAAGTGGCGCGACGCTACGGCGCAGGACATGGTCGCCGCTTCCCACCTCCGCTGGATCAGGGCGAACTTCCACCGCCTTGGCATGACCGACCCGACCCCCGAACAGATGGCCGTGGTCTGGAACCTCGGCTGGACCGCCGCCCGCTCCCAAGGCTTCCGGGCGAACGGCTACGCTTTCCGCGTGGCCAACCTTTTCCGCTTGTCCTTAGCCAAGCCGCGTTAAAGGGTCTTGCCGTGGCTCATCTCATCGTGGCAATCGACCCTGGCGTGAACGGCGGCATCGTCTGGTCGGCAGACGGCGACCCTGTGGAGTGCGCTAAGATGCCCGGCTCTGACGTCGAGGTCTGCCAACTGCTCGCCGATCTCAGCTGCAAGGCCAAGGACGTCAGCCTCTACCTCGAGGAGCCCCCGCTGTTCGCCGGCAAGAACATCCCGGGCAGTGCCATTGGTAAACTGATGTGGAACACCGGCGTCCTCTACGGCGCCGCCGTCGCCATGGGCTGGAAGATACACCGCATCCGTCCGGCCATCTGGCAGAAGACGCACACCTGTGGCACGAAGGGCGAACTGACCACGACCCAGTGGAAGAACAAACTGAAGGCCCGGGCTGCCGAATTGTTCCCCTCGGTCGACGTCACCCTCTGGAACGCCGACGCCCTCCTCATCTTCGATTCCGCCACCCGCGGCGCCATCAACTAAACCATTTACGCAACGTAGAGCTGAAAATACGAAGCACCGGGTACCTAACCCGATATCACACTACGCCCGCGGCGATGTGATTTAAAGCAGGTGAAAGTCCTGCACGTTGCACCAATCTCCTAACCTAATGAAGAAAGACTCCAAACTCCCCGCCGACTACCGCATCATCGCGGACTCGTCATACATCGTTTTACCCGATCAGAAGGTCGCCCGCCTCCTGACCCCGACCGTCCGCAACGGCGTGACCTACTACAACCTCTTCGTCCCCGACTACACCCGGATGTCCCTTGCCGACATCGAGGCCACCATCAAGGCCGGTGAAGTCACGAAGGCCGAAGCTACTAAATAATCTCCACCATGAGCACCAAACCCACGCCCTCCTCCGCCACCGCCTCCCTCGTCCAAGCGCTCGCCGCCCTGGACAACGTGAAGGCCAACAAAATCAACCCGGCCTTCAAAGCCAAGTACGTCTCCCTCGACGCGCTGCTCGACGCCATCAAGCCGGTCCTCCTCGACCACGACCTCGCTCTGATCCAGACGCTCGTCAGCCAGGAGGGCAAGGTCGGCGTCTCCACCGCCTTCCTCCACAGCTCTGGCGAACGCTTTGAGTTCGGCACCCTGCTCGTCAAGGCCGAGGGTCTGACCGCCCAGCAGATCGGCGGAGCCATCACCTACATCCGCCGCCAGTCCATCCAGACCGCGTGCGGCATCTCGGTCGACCTCGACGACGACGGCGCCGTGGCCTCTGGCTTCCGTTCTACGCCCTCTTCGACCTCCGCCCCTGCCTTCTCCCCCACCCCCCGCCCCCTGACCAAATGAGCAAGCCTGACTTCGACCCCTTCGACCCGGTCTCCGCCGTGATGGGGGCCCTGCACAATCAGAACCTGAGCGCCGCCAAGGACGCCCGCATCAAGCAGCTGGAGGAACGCCTTAAGGTAAGTGAACAAGTCTTAAAAGATACTCAGGAAAACTCGGCTTCTTTTGAAAAGTGCTACTTTTCTAATAACGAACGCATCAAGCAGCTTGAGGAGCGCCTTCAAGCCATGCGCGAAGCTGGCGACATCTTGTGGTATTGCGTCCGTAATGCCCAGCGAATCAACGCTACTGAACTCGTAGAAGCTTTAGATGAATGGAGGAAAGCCCGCAACCATGCCTAACAACGAGGAGTTCTGGGCTGATGCCTGCCGCCGTGCCGAACAGCGCTGCGAGAACCAAACCAAGACCATCGGGGAACTGCGCTACGCGGGAAACGAACTGGCCCGAGTCATGGAGGACATCCTCGGCTCCGGCATGATCACCTGCCAGATTTCCAAGGCCATCATGACCTCCACCGTCGCCAAATGGAAAGAAGCCCGGTTCGGTAAATGAGCACCATCCCCAAGGGCATCGAACGGATCGCGGCCACCGTCCCGAAGCAGTACGCCCTGCTCCTCTTGCTGGACGGCTACCCGTACGTCGAGCTGACGGCCCGCAAGCACGCCGACTTCCTGACCGACCTCAACGCATGGAAGCGCAAGACCTACCCGTCCCTGTCCCGCTCCGCCGTCCGTTTCTTTACGCTTGCCCC